AAGGAGCCTGATGAAGAAAAAAACTGATTTAGAAATTCGTAGAGCAAAGCTTGGTAAAATGTATTTTACTGACGAAACGGAACGTGCTATTGTGCAATACAATAACATGGATGATTTATTTGAACGAGAAATAATTTTTAGAGAAAAAATACATCCAGCCATAGATAAGCTGGCTGAAAATATTATAAATAGATTTAAATTTCCTTATATAGACGGATCATTTGATGATGTTAAAAATCAAGTGGTTTCTTTTTTAGTTTTAAACCTACACAAATATACAGAGAATAAAGGAAAGGCGTTTTCATATTTTTCTGTCGTGGCAAAAAATTATTTAGTATTACATAATAATAATTCTTACAGAGAAGAACTTAGATCTACCTATATTATGGATTCTTCCGCCGAAGAATCTGGTGTGTTGGATGAAGTATTAACTACAAAACCAGAAGTTGAGTCGTCACAAAAAGACACCAGTGATTTTGTTCAGTTGCTGATTCAGTATTGGGACTTTAATTTAGATAGAGTGTTTAAAAAACATAGAGATAAAGAAATTGCAAATGCCGTCGTTGAATTACTAAAACGAGCAAATACCATTGAAAACTTCAATAAAAAAGCATTATATTTGCTTATACGGGAAATGACAAACAATAAAACAGTGCATATAACTAAGGTTATAAATAAAATGAAATACCATGTATTAACACAGATGAAGGAATACAGAAGAACTGGTCATCTGTCTGACCCATCCATGCTTTTTACATATAATTTAAAGGAGTAAGATATTTATACCATGATTACTTTTATTTAATATTTTATGTCAATAGATACCGTAATTTTTGATGGAAAAACATTGTCTGATATGTTTTCCGATGTTTACAGAAATACCAATAAAAAAAGAGAACAAATTGATCAATTTGTTCTTTCCATGACAAAATTAATACGAACGCCCGAAGATGCTGCTGTCATAGGGCCTATTATAAAAGATTTTTTAGAAGTAAATGTTAAAAACGATGAACACATAGTTCGATTGGTACAAATAGCACAGCGATTGGTGTCAGTTTCAACCAAAGGATCAACTGACACCGGACTGTTGTCTGATGAAGAAAAGGCTCAATTATTAAAAAATATAAAATCTGATTTCGAAACAGTAATTGCTGAACAAGAAGAATTAGATGATATGTTGGCTACAGTTAAAAAATAACATGGTATATTTATGAGTGCGTTTGTTCGCGAAACACCCGGATTAGAAAATAAATACAGTAATGTACCTATTCCTGATAATTTTTATGAGGGGTTGGTGATCGATGTAATATTAGATGAATATCATCCAGCATATGATCCTGACAGTAGAGATGTCGGATCAATAAAAGTTACATTGTTTGGTCAAACAAATGGCATAGCAGATAAATTAAAAGATTGGGCCTATCCAATAAATACTCATATAAAACAAGCTCCGGTAATTGGCGAAGTTGTGATTATACACCGTATTTTGGATGCTCTATTCTACACAAGTACCGTACCCATCGCACACAAAGTTCAACAAAATGCGATGATAAAATTAAATGATGTATTAAAACAGCGTTTGGAAAAAAACAAGTCTAAATACTTGTATAGGTTACAAAATATAAAAAATGAAAATCATAAATTTGGACAATATTTCAAAGCAGATAATCGCGTTCGGCAATTAAAATTATTTGAAGGCGATGTTCTAATTCAAGGCAGAATGGGTAATTCTATAAGATTGGGTTCAAGTAGAATACAAGGCGGAAATGCCGATTTAGCCCCTACTATAATATTACGAACAGGACAAGCTAAAAATATTGAAATAAAAAATTCAAGTAAACAAAATCAATATGCGTCAACTATTGAGGATATAAATGAAGATGCATCATCTATTTGGATGACTTCAGATCAATGTATAGATTTAAAAGTAGTAACAAAATATGCAGGATCTAATTATCGTTCTATAATGGAAAAAGTGACAGTTTTTAATAAAGCATCAATAATTTTAAATTCAGATAGAGTTGTATTGAGTTCGAAAAAATCAAATATTATGTTATTTTCAAATAATGAAATATACATGAATAGTTATAAACGAGCGTCTATCGATACAGATGAAAGTATCTTTTTAACGGCTAATTTAGATTTACAAATAAAAAATGGTAGAACAATTGATGCAATGGCCGATAATGATATTATTCTTAGATCTGGTGTAGATATGAACTTAACTTCTGGAAATTCATTATCATTAGTATCTCAAAAAATATTTTTAGGATTTTCTGGCGGTGTTAGAGATAGAGAGCCAATGGTTGGTGGTACGAGTTTGTCGATATTTTTAGCACGATTGTTACAGGTATTAGCCGGAACACCAGCACTCGCAGCGACTCCACAACTACCAGGAGCGCCATATGTGATACCAGGAGTATTAGCACCCGGTACATCAACCGCACAACATACATTCGGATTTACTGGAGTGTTACATCCACTCGTAGTTGCTGGATTAGTGCAATTGTACGCAGAGTTAGTAATTCCAAATCCTGGATCAAAAAGAAGAGCATTCTTTTCTGGTGCTCCATTTAATAGTAGAGATAACTACGTAGCAATGACAAACGAAAATCCCTTATCAACAATTGTTAAAAACAATTTTGACAAAGGAAAATCTACTACGTCTGAAAATAATGAATGGAAACTTACTAAACCTTATTATAAATTAATAAACTCATGATAGATCCAATTCAATCTGCAATAAATAAAACAAAGGCCGCAGCAAACTCAAGTTTACCAAATGTAAATAATTTGGCTGGGGCTGCAAATTTAAACTTGGCAAACAGTTTATCAAACACAACTGATGCAGCTAATAAAAATATTGATTTGATCAATAGTAAATTAGAATTATTAGCATCATTTAAAGAAAAGGAATTATTGTTAGCAGAAAAAAAAGCACTTGCGTTCGAAAAAAAAGCCGAAGCAAGTAGATTACTTGATCGTGCTCAGGAAGCGTCAGTTGAACAATTAATGGAATCTGCAAGAAAATTGGTATTACGAAGTGTGCCATATCCAGTAAAACTCCCTACAATAAATCCTAAAACGCTGCGATACAGAATAGTACAAACTGTTAGAAATCAAGCACGTAAAATAAAACAAAAATTAAGTAGAATCCAATTAGAGCAAGGTGAAAAAATTTTCAAATACAACATGAAACCACCTACAGCGATTCCAACAAAAATACCAAATATACCAAAAGTTTCTCTACCAAAAACGTTTATAAACAAGAACAATTAACCGGATTGATATATATGGATAAGCAATTATTAAAAGCATATATTAAAACTATAGTTGAAGATGAGGTAAAAAAAGTACTTCCGGAACTTTTATCGGAAGCAATTTCTGAAATTAAAAGTATTAAAAAGTTACAAGAAAATACACAAACGAATGCGGTTACAAAAAAACCAACGTTTGATAGAAGTAAGTTGGCAGAAATGATGGGATTGCAATATGAAAATAATACATTATTAGCAACTACCAATTCAATGCCATCACCATTGCCAGAAAATGCTCCACGAGACGCCGATCCAGAAGTAGTGAAAGCAGTTACACGAGATTATTCAGCATTGATGAAAAAATTAAATCTAACTTGAGATATACATGGCGCAAGCTATTGGAATAACACTGCCTATACGGTTAGGAAATACTGGATATTTTGAACAATCGTTTGATACTCTCACTCAAGTGAAATCAAATTTCATAAATTTGATACTTACTAGAAAGGGAGAAAGAGTTCATCAACCGGAATTCGGATGCGGTATACATGATTATTTATTTGAACAATTAACTCCTGAAAATATTGAAGGAGCACGATTGTCAGTATTAAATGCGGTAGAACGATGGATGCCGTTTTTAGAATTAATACAATTTGAGATAAGCGATACGGTCAACGATCTTGATAGTAATAAACTTCAGTTATATGTTGGATATCGATTAAGAAAAAACCCAAACATCAGAGACAGTATAATTCTGACGTTTTAGGAGATAAAAAATGGCAGTTAATCAATCAATAACAAAAAAATTTAATCCAAACTTTAAGTCAATAAATTATTTGACGAAAACATTCCCAGAGTTTCGTCAAAATTTAATTGAATTTGCAAAATCATACTATCCAAATACGTATTCTGATTTCAATGAAGCATCTCCTGGGATGATGTTTATAGAAATGGCGGCGTATGTTGGAGACGTATTATCTTTTTATATTGATAATCAATTCAAAGAAAATTTGTTATTGTTTGCAAATGAAAGACAAAATGTTATAAATATCTCACAGGCATTTGGATATAAACCACGATTAGCAGCACCTGCTACCGTTGAAGCTAAAATATATCAAATGGTTCCGTCTGTACCATCAAAAAATTATGATCCAGACTCTCGTTATTTTTTGAAAATACTAACAAACTCTAAATTTTCAGCACAAACGCAGCCAGTGCAATCATTTAGATCAATAGATGATGTTGATTTTTCCGATGCGGCTGATAGAGAAATAGTAGTATTATCTAGAGGTGCATCAAATGAACCCACGATGTATTTAGTTTCTAAAAAAATAAAATTAATAGCTAGTGATGTAAAAACTGCCACATTTACATTTGGATCTCCTCAAAAATTTTCAAAAATAGAATTGTCCGATTCAAATGTGATAGGAATTCAAAGTATTGTCGATTCAGATGGATATACTTGGTATGAAGTTGATTATCTAGGCCAAGATCTTTTGATAGAAGAGCGTAATGTTGCCACTAGAAATATAGATGGATTCTTTACAGAAGAATCACTTCCAACAGGATCGCTTCCACCGGCAAAATTAGCAATTTTGCGAAGAAAATCCAGAAGATTTGCAACAAGAATTAATTCTAATTTAAAGATGGAATTATGGTTTGGTTCAGGGACTGACGAGGTTAATGATGATATAATCACGTTAAACTCCGGACAAATTGCAAATTCAAAATACAACCAAGCAATATCCAATACTTCATTAGATCCATCTGATTTTATATCATCTGATACATTTGGACTTGCACCGGCTAATACAACATTAACAGTTACGTATTTAGTAGGTGGCGGCGTTGAATCAAATGTACCGTCTAACACAATAACAAATGTAGACATTCCATTGATTAGCAATACGATAAATGATTTTGAAACTGCAACCGAAAGAAATTTGTATAATCAAGTAGTATCAAGTTTAGCAGTTTTGAATGAAGTACCTGCCAGAGGCGGTGGCTCTGTTGAAACAATAGAAGAAATACGTCAAAATGCGTTGGCATTTTTTAATGCACAAAATAGAGCGGTTACCGATAAGGATTATGTGGTTAGATCATTAGCGATGCCGCCAAAATTTGGTACTATAGCAAAGGTTTTTGTAGTAAGAGATGAGCAAATCAATGCAATTGGACAGCAGCAAGCAGGTAATTTGGTTGTAAATAATGACATAGATCCATTTAATAATAGAGTTTATGTAGAAGATCCTGTAGCACCTAATTCTATTAATTTATATGTACTTGGATACGATTCTAGAAAAAAATTAGCAACTCTTAATCGACTAGTAAAACAAAATTTATCTAAATATTTAGAACAATATCGTGTGTTAACGGATGACGTAAATATACTAGATGCATTTATTGTTAATATAGGAGTTGAATTTGAAATTATCGTATATAGAAACTATAATATGAATGATGTATTAGCAAGATGTATTGATGCAATTAAAACCTTTTTTGACATAGATAAATGGCAAATTAATCAACCAATAGTATTAAATGATTTAGAGTTAAGTATTGGATCGGTTGAAGGCGTCCAAAGCGTAGTGAACGTGACAGTATTTGATAAATATAGGTTTAGAGATGGACGAGAGTACGCAGAAACTAGATATCCAATAGAAGAAGCACTTGTTGATGATGTCATTTATCCGTCACTCGACCCATGTATATTTGAAATAAAATATCCAGAAACTGATATTATTGGTCATGCAAGACAATAACTGAGATAATATATGAGAGTGTTTATACCGGCATCAGAAGACGCTACTATCTATAAAAGATACCCAACACAAAATACTGGATTAGATGAAATTTTAGAATTAGGTAAAACTATTCTTTCAACTGACGAAGATGTAATGTACGCATCTGGTTCGACTAGATGTTTATTAAATTTTGATATACCATCATCTCAACAATATCCAACAAATTCTGTATATTATTTACATTTAAGAATTGCAAATGCTAATAGCGTAAATAGATATCAAAAAATAGAAGTATACCCGATATCACAATCTTGGATAGAAGGGAGTGGATATTTCTATCAAGATGTTAGAAATGCAGAAGATGGAGTTACGTGGCTCAATCGATCTCAATATGCACTTTGGAATTTGTCAGGAAGTGATTATGTCACCACTGTTAGTGCCTCATACACAATATCAAAATTTCCAATAGAAGATGTTAAAATAAATGTTACAAATATTATTTCACCCGTAGTATCAGGATCAAACACCATTCCGTGGAATGGATTATTGGTAAAATTTCCAGATGCCGATGAAACGAGTTCTGTTAATTACGGGAATATAAAATTTTTCTCATCAAATACACATACTATTTTTTCTCCAAAAATAGAAGTGTTATACCCACAACAGACGTTTATAACGGGTAGTTTGAAAAAAATTACAAGTAGTAATATTTCAATATTACCGAAAAATCTAAAACAATCGTATACTCTTGGTGAAATTGATAAAATATATCTTGTAGTAAGAGATCCATTTCCTGACAAGCGATTTGATGCAGTATCAAGATATAAAACACAATATTATTTACCGTCTTCTTCGTATTTTAGAATAAAAGATCAAATATCAAATGTGGTCATATATGATTTCGATCAATACTCTACGATAAATTGTGATATTTCTGGATCATATATCTTGTTAGATACTTCTGGGTTTGATGTTGATCGATATTATTCACTAGAATTAAAAGTACAATCGGGCAGTCTTGTATTTTTCCCAGAGTTCAATTATTCATTTAAAATAGATTCAAATGCCCAATAATTTATTTGATAATTATATAAAAAAATTTCTTATACAAGTTGATCAACAAAACGATGATGTTTTGTATGTGTCGTCCAGTTATTTTTCTGTAGAAGGAGATGTATATGTAGTTGATCGTGCATTGATATCTCCAAGTGTTATACAAACATCACAATCATTGCAACAGTTAGAATTTGAAACGTCGAATGTATATCCATATAAAATTACAACTCCCATAGATACTGATGGAGCAACGATTATTTATAGTCCCGGCGTTGAAACAGAACCAACGGCCTCGCAATTTTACTACGCACCAGTGTATTTTGAACGATATTCTCCTGAAGTTATTGCAAATATAGATCGAACATTTAATGAACTGCTTGTAGAACCGATTGGAGAAGAGGTTGAAGAAGCGTTTGATGCAGAAGCTACCGGAGAGGACATAGAAGAAACATTTACAGGTTCTACGGGAGCATCAAATGCAGGTTCTACCGGAACGTCAAATGCAG